TTAAAAATATTTTTTTTACTTTTTTTTGTCTATGCTATTGACTTTTAAAGTCATAGGTCCCATATTAATAGTAGATGATAAATTTAGAAATAACCGGGACTGCCAATCATGGCGGTCCTTTTTACTTTTATGGAGGAAAAATGAGTTGTTTCGTAGTAAATCCCAAGCACATCGCTCAGATGGTAGCTTGGTATTACAAGCACGATGGTAACAACATTGTGCTTAACAATGGTCCGTTGCCGGAAGATGCAGCGGTCGAGTTGGCCTGGACAAACCAGGCTGCCTGGCATGGTTCTTTCTTCGAGAGCGAGAGAGCGCAGAAAGAAGCCGAAGCTTACGAGTTCGAAGTTATCAAAGAGTTGGATGCTTTGAAAGCTGGGCCTAATAATTGGAACTTAGCTTACAAGCCGGACACAAAGTTAGGCTTGGCTGAGATATGGCAGATGACCAAGTGTTATCAGTATCAAGCGATGGATGCTGCTGATTGGGCCAAGACCAAGGCCAAGGTTTG